CACTAGGATAATTTCTTAAATCTAATTGTATAATTGTATTACCTGCCTGTGATATAAAGTCTGGAATAATTCTATTAACCCTCATTATGTTTTCACCATCGCCTCTGAGATCACCTAAATTGGTAGCAGCTCCCCTTACAACTTTTTGTGTGATATCATAATCACCTGAAGTAATATCTGCTGGAATAGCTGTCGTGACACCTAACCTAATTTGATTAAGTCCTGTTTCATGTTCATAGTAATAACTAATTCCATCTGTATTGCCTTCAACATCAAAAGATGTATCCGTACCTGCATCATATTGTGTTGCATGTGGTAAACCAAATACAGCAGAATCTTGCCAAGTTGTTCTAATAAATAAAGGACTTGCATTTACAAACCATATAGGTCGTTTGGCTGTTGAGTCTAGATAACTATAAGTAACAGATTGTGTATTAACATTAGAGTTAGCTTCTGGATAAAACCATGTGATTTCGCCAAACAAGTTATTAATACCGCAATAAATAAATTGATTTGATGTTGTGTTAAGATTATCATAAACATAATCTTCAACTAAGCAATCCATAGATTCTAGTTTACCTGTGTATCTAAAGAAACCATTATCAGACATCCAGTAAGCAGCACCATCAACTTCTACAGCTGCATTTTTACCAATCAGTCCACAGTTAGTTCCAACCTGTTCATAGGCAAAGGTAAAAGGAGTTCCAACAAATCTCATAGTAAATAAAGATGTGTCAGACCAAATGTAGATTGCATTTCTACCAAGCTTAGCACCCATGATCCGTGATCCGGCGGCCAGTCTTTGTGTACCCGCACTATTTTCAGCTGTAGGTTGATAGTCTTCTATGTTCTCTTGTGATGAAAATCTTATAAACATATCGTCTTGTGTAGTTTTATCTCCAATAGTTGTTTCAGTTCCAAAAAATACTAAGTGTCTATCTGGAGTTGATACCAACATATCTCTTGATGCTGTTGGTGCTCCTGGGATAATAACTGCTCTTGTTGCTGTTGCATTAGTTAAATCAGAATTCCATTTAAAACATTCACCATTAAAAATTAAAGCAATTGCCGTGCTTCCTAAATTATCTATAGACCACATACCAGGCTCTGCAACTTTATCCGTGGTCGATGCTGCTTGGCCCCAAGCAGAAAAAGCACTATGGTTAGTTACGGTTGCACCAGTGCTGTGACCAGCGTTAGTTGTTCCTCTAACATTTCTAGTAATTCCTGTAAAACTTGTAGATGTAATTCCTGTGTAAGATATTTCTTCTGTGCCTACTTGTATAAAATTTGTTCCGGTGCTTGGAAATCCAGTTGTACTAGCTACATTAATTGTAGTTCCCGTCCCACCTGTTCCTGCTGAGTTAGCAGATAGTGAACCATTCAAGGTAGTTGTTTGTGGATTAGTTACTGAACCACCCCACTGAGAAATACCGTAACCAAAGACTCCAACTTGTTCAGCTGGACCAACATGGTAATATTGAAAAAAAGTAATACCTCCCGAATTTGTAGCACCTGCCCCACCTTCATTACCAGGCATTGTAATAGTAATAACAGTAGTGCTAGGAGCACTTGTTACCATAAATTTTTTATCAGCAAAATCTGCTGCTACAAAATTAGAACCTGTAATAGCAGTAAATGTAGTTGCATTATCAAATAAAATAATATCACCTGCTTGAAAAGTAGTTGGGTTTGCAAATGTAATGGTAACGGTCGGTGATCCGTTAGTCGTGCTAAATGCATTTGTAATAGCTGTACCTGTTGGATTAACTAAAGGATGTATATCGTAGTATACTCCTCCTGAATAAGCATATAAAATTCTATTAGTTCCTATAAGAGAATATTTAATACCTTCTTTACTAACCATGTGATGTAACCCTCTAGCTGCACCAGTTAATTTATTTTCACCTAATTGTGACCAACCACCTATTTTTTCTGGTGTACCATACCTAAAACGTACGTTCGTGCCTCCAGTCCATTGAGACTCGGCTCCTGTAGATGTAACTTGTTTATTGAATCCTGGTAAAAACCCTAATTTTTGTAGCATATAAATTCCTGTTTACTAGGTATTATATTAGATTATAAGTTAATTCAATCTGTTTTTAATTTCTAATATTAATCAAAATTAAGCCATCCAGTAGCAATATATTTTTCATGGGTCTTACTAATTTCTCCTTTGTGAGTATGACTAAAATCAGGAGGCCATAATAATGTTAAACCTTTTTTAGCTGGAGAAGTTAACTTTTGATATTTAAACATGGTTCCTCCATTAGGTACATTATTTAAATAAGTCATAAAAACTAAAACTCTAGTTGATGTTGCAAGACTACCATTTTCTGAGTGCCATACTTTAAAACCTCCTCCTGGAACATAGTGTTGTATATTAAAATTTTTATTTAAAGAATAAGTATTATAAGATTTCATTTCAGGAAATTCTTTTTCATATAATTGAATAAAATCACTTAAATTTTTTTTATACTTTTGTAATAAAGGATGATCTGCACTAGGAGATATTTCTAAATCACTTGAATCTTTAATTTTTTTTTCGTGTTTAATTTTTCCTTCGTTATTCCATACCCCACCTTTTCCTGCTAAATGTTTATTACTATTAAAAAGTTTGATCATGTAGTCTGATACATCATCGTCAACATACCAACCTCTAATAAAAAATTCTTTAGGAAATTTGTGTTTTTTATATTTACTTTTAAACACTTAAATTTTTAATTTTTATTCTTAATACAGCAAGTTTATACATAAGGTCTTTATTTAATTTTTGTAAATATTCTATAGCTATTTCCCTATGTTCTTTTTCTTCTTTTAATTGAGCGTTCATCAGCACTTCTGAATCTTTAACACTTATTTCTTCATCTACTTGTATTTTTAAATCTTCTATTTCTATCGATAGTTTTTTATTTTCTGAAATTAATTCTTCTATTTTAATGTCTTTTAATGTGTTCATACTTGTTCCTCAAAGTTGTCTGGTAAACCTAAATGTCTTCTACCGTCAAATAGGTTATTATTTTTTTTATTTTTTTTATTGTAGTGTAGAAAAACTTGAAAACAATTTTCACCTTTAAAAGGTTTTCTCCAATGTTCTAACAAACAACCTTTATATATTAACATATCACCAGGTTTTAAATTTATTTCTATCCCTTTAGATGAAGATGGCGTGTTGTTAGGTGGACTACCTTCTTTTTCGTTTGGATTAATATAAAAAGACCAAGGTTCTCCACCAAGGTTTATTGTAGTAGATATTTCACATGAATCTCTATCTTTATGTTTATGAAGAACACTACCTTTATGGTAAATTCTAGCATATGAATAAGTTGGAACTAATTCTTCTCCTGTTTCTTTTTGCATTATTGGTAAAAGTTCTGCTAGTAAAACTTCCATAGCTATGTCTCCATATACAGCAAAACAATTTTTTACGTATGGGTCTTGTATATATCCGTGTTCTTCTTGATAAGGTGAAATATAATTTGTATCTAAAAAAGTTTTAACAACTCTTTCTTTTAACATTAAATAACGTTTACAAAAATAAACAACCATTTCTGGAATAGAATTTTTTACAATAATAAATCCGTTTTTTTTAAAAGTATATTTCATTTAAAAGAATCTCCAGTATTCCATAGGACTAATGAATGTCGAATTCCTTTTGTCACTGGTTTTACTCTGTGCCACATAAAGGAAGGAAAAACAACTATCGATCCTTGAGTCATAATCTCAGTGCATTTTCTTTTCGTTGACTTTAAATTATCATTTCTTAAATCAAATTCTAACTCGCCGCCTTTATATTCACTTGGGTTTGATAAGGAACAAGTTACTGATAGTTTTCTTATTTTACCTTGTTTATTTGGTTTAGGAAAACTATCACAATGCCAATGATAAAATTGATTTTTATTATATTTTGTAAATTGAATTTTTTCTACACCATCAATTTTAAAATTCCAATTAGCTTTTTCATTAGCATTTTTAACAAAAGGTAGTATCATTCTATATATCCAACTCTCATTTAACCAAACAATATTTGAATCTCTTTCTTTTTTTAAATCTTTTATTTCTTGTGTATTTAATATTCTATTGTCAAATGCACCGGTTGTACCCATTAATTCTTGTTTAGACTTTACATATTGTACAATCTGATTACAAAATCTTTTAGATAATGCACCTTTATAATAATAATAACTGTTTTCTAAATTCATTTTATCTCTGGTGGTATTTGGAATAAGAAGCAACTATTCTTGGCGTGACACCTATAGCTCTATGTTCTTGTTTAGTTTTTATTTCTAATACATCTCCTGGCCCTACAAATATTTCTTCTTCTTCATTTTTATATAAGGTTCTGCCATACAATCCTATTATATAAACATCATAGTCGTCTGTATGAGAAACACTTTTTCCACCAGATGAAAAATTAGCAAATAAATGTATATCTGGTTTTTTAAGATTATTGTTTGGGTTTTTATTTAAACTATCATTTAAATATTTATAGAAAGGAACAAACCATGGATCGTTTTCAACATTTTTTATACTAACAGCATTGTCAAATATATAATCAGGACTCCAGTTTCCATTTAAAAAAGTTGTATAATTATTTCGATCAATAAGTTTAGCAAACTCATTAAAGTCAAACGGACTTAAAAACTTAAAGTGGTTTCTTTCTATTATTTTCATAACTTTATAGTTATGTTTTATATTATTTTAAAAATATTGTCTATATATTTAAAACCAAGAAGTTGTTTCTGGGTTCCAAGTTAATACAACTTGCGTTTCGTAATTAATCATACACCATTGTTGGCTAGATTCTTTCCATTGTATACTATGTTCAATTTCTTCCTCTCCGACAGGGAGTAAAATTGTAGGATATGCTATTGGAGCTTGCCAATCATCATTAGCATCTAACGTCCATGAACTGTAAGGTTGTGGACAAATAAATTTGTTTTTTTCAGCGTCATAAGTATAACCTATCCCTGCGTATTGTTTTCTAAAATTATTGTTATAAGAAGTTTGTTTCCAAATTCCACTGCTGTGTGGATATTTTTTAATACAATAAGTTTCTCCGTCAATGTGCATGTCGTTTTCACCTAAAGGACCG